CCCGGTAACGTCGGCCTGCTGAATCTGGTCGTTGCCGCGAGCGGTAACCTTGACGTTGGGCGCGTACAGGCGCATCTTCTTCAGGCCGTCGAATGAGTCCCAGATCATGGCGTAGCGGTTGTCCGCAGGCGGGTCCGGGATCGTGTAGCTGGCGATGAACGGCGTGACGGTGGCGGCCTTTAGCGGCGAGGTCGCGACCGGGAATACCGGCACGTCATCGTAAAGGCTCCGGACGTATGGGTTGAGGTACTCCAGGCAGGTCATCTGAACGCTCTTGGAGCCTCCGGTCAGGATCGTCCGGATAGGCGTCAGGGTCCCGGCCGCCGGAATGTCCTTGACCGTCTCGTCCAGCTTGAAGATGTAGCCGGAGGTATCGATCCACCCCATACAGTAGTAGCCGGTAAGGGTGGTGATATCCTCAAACCCGGTAACCGGGCCTGCGGTATTCTGAACCGCGAGCCAGGCAATTACGTCTCCGGCCGCGTAGAGGAGTGAGTTGTCCTTCTGCTTTCCTGGCCCTGCGACGAGAGGGTTTACAGCGTCGAATTCTTCGACCTCGTTTGACACCATTCCTCCTAGGAATGTATCTGGATCTCATAGGTTGCGGAATAACGGACGTAAGCTGGGTTCACCTCCGGGACAGGTCTTGGGCCGCTAATGACGGACGTATTCTGTATCACCCCATTCGGTACTATCTGGCTCATGAATCCCATTACATGGGCCTGGATCCTCCGCGCCGCAGAAGAGATATTCCCCTGCTCGGACTTAGGGCCGAACAGGTCAACGTCAACAATAGCCCGGTCGATATAGATATCACGGTTAGCTCCGGAGATCCGGTGGACCCGGCATATGATTGTGTCAGAATCCCCGGCCGGGAGGACCGTGACAAAGCGGATGTCGGGCTCTAGCGGCACAAGCGCATAGAGCAGAGCTGACTCCGCGTCCGGGAAGGCACTAACAATACTCACCGGAGCCTCCTGAATGCGGCAAGCCGCAGAATGTGAATCGGCTCGCGTCCTCGGTGCCCGAACTCTACCCAGTAGGCTTCCGGCGAGTCATTGAATACAATGGCCTCCGCACGGTCATTCGTCGCGCCTCCGTGCGTATGGCTCCGGACGTGGAAGCTCGCCTTATAGCGTCCCCGGTGCGGGTCCTTCGCATCGTGGCTTACTGGGGCTGCCGCCTCCGCGCGAGCCCGTATGCGCTCCGCTACGCTCACCATAGCCTTCTCCATAAACGGAGCCCGGAGCATCCGGCCGACTCCGATGTGGTCCGGGTCATAGCGCGCGGTCACGACGAGACTCCAGTGACCTTTGACGCGCTTACCTGGACCGGCGCGGTATTCCCGGAGAATGGCGACTGCCAGGCCTGCGGGACTCCCCGGACCTCGTACTCAATATCATCCACGACGATGGCATCGACGTAGCTGATATCGGTACCGGGCGGAAGGAACACAGTAATGTCACTAGTCAGCCGGTCGGCAAACTGGAGTTCCTCGCCGCTCCCTCCGGGCTGTACCGCACAGGGAGAGATATTCTCCTCCACAAATGCGTAGGTATCGTTGCCGTAGCCGTCCTGGCCGGAGACGGATCGTCTCCGGAGCGTGACCGTCTGGCCGTAGGTAAACGGCATAACATCCTGACCTTGATCGTTCCCTGCGTCTTACGGTAATCCGACAGGGAGGTCTTCATGCCGGCATCCACAAGCGCAGCGCTAAGCCCGGCTCCGCTTGTCCGGCGCATCGAGTAGCTATAGGCTCCAATCGATTCTGACGCGAGCGTGGCTGACATTGTCGGTGTCGATAGCTCCGAGATAATGGCAGTACAGAGGACGGCCACAACGTCATCTGGGGATTCGACGTAGCCGTGCGATCCCACAACCCGGAAGGACCCGCCCCACCAGAGCGTTTCCTCGTACCAGAATTCAGGCAGGTTAATGATCCCGGACTGGGACGGGTTCATTACGGTGATTGTGTCGATGTCATCGAAGTGATACCAGGTAACCGGGATATCAGGAATCCCAGGGACCCCAGAGAGCGCGAGGACGGAATCCACAGAAGCCACGGGCCTCCAGGGAAGGACAATGATGCCGCCGTCCGCGTGAATGGTAATTGTGTCGGCACTGTACCAGGTAAAGTCCTGACGGCAGTATCGCCGGATGATTGCTGAGCCGTCGCGGAGGAGTGCGTCAACGCGCGCCATTTCCGTCTGGTTCAGGTTGCGGCCTAGCCTCGCCACGATATCATCCGGCGAGGCGAGGCTAGGCAGCGATCCCATGAGACCTCCCTACTTGGTAGACCGGCCGGAGGACCTGCGGCTGGAGCCGGAGTCGTCCTCGTCATCGGAACTGGAGGTGACGGCCTGACGCGCCTCTTCCGCCTTCTGCTGCTCTTCGATGACGGTCCGCTCCCACTCCGATCGCGTCATGACGACCTCGCCGCCTTCAGCTGACGCGAGAGCCGGAGTTGAGGTCGGGTAGGCCTGCTTGACGTCAATGGCGCCCGTAGCCGGAGGCGTGGTGCCGACGCCAAGGACCGCGCCGAACGGCCAGCGGGCCGTAATCGCGGAGCCGGGCTGCATGACTGTGACCGGGTTAACGGTCGCGTAGGCGAGGCGCATCGTCATCCGCATCGCCACAGAGTCCTGCTGCATCAGGTTCAGGATGACCTTCCCGGTATCATCCGAGATGACGCCTTCCGTGAACATCTTGAAGCCGATGTCGCGCCGGACTCCGATGATCGACTTAGAGAAGTCGCCACCGAGCATGATCGCCCCGGTAGTCGGCAGGATCCACGAGCCGTTCTTGATCTCCGGGAGCGGGTAGCCGTAGAGCGTCCCGCCCGGCCCACCGGACATATCCGGCTGGTAGATCGGGATGCCCTGCGCGGAGCGGAGGCCGGAGAGCTTCCACTTCATTCCCGGCATAGCCGCGAAGCCATCCAGGGTGTAGCCGGACTGGGACATCGTCAGGCCGAGCGCGGAAACGTCCTGGCCCAGGTCCACGCCTGTGCCTTCGATCACAGAGTGGCCGGACTTGGTTGCGCCGACGAATACCGACTCACCCCAGGTAGAAGGCTTGTTGACGCCCCACAGGACGGCCGAGTCGATAAGCGCGCCCACGGCCTCCGTAATGCGGGGCTTGACCTGGTCCCACAGCGGCACGTCCGCGTCGTCCAGGTACGCCTCCGGGATCGGGACGATACAGGCCAGCTCTTCCACGACCATGACGACGTTCTTCCACGCCTGGTTAGAAGTCTGCTTCATGCCGGTGTCGCCGCCAACCCAGTAGGCGACCGGAAGAACGTCAAGAACCGGGAGCCGCTGAGTGTGGGATGAAAGGATGGTACGCCCCATGAGCGAGAGCGCGGCCGAAGCCTGGGGCGCTTCCTGAATGATCTCCGATGCGAGCGGCTGCGGGACAAGCGGGTCAACTCCGGCCGCTGTGCGGACGATGCCCGTATTGTAAACTGGCACTAAATGCCTCTCCGCGCAAGCGCGGTATTAAGCGCCTGCGGCTAGTCTCTCTTATAGAGGGACCGGAACCACTCATCCGAGGTCCGGGGCTCTTGCGTCCCGGACGGAGCGGAACCAGCTCTCATGGACTCAACCGGGCGTGCGCCGTTCCGGCCCGTGCCTGGCTGCTGGAGAGACTGTTCAGTCCGCTCCCGTACGATCTGATCGGCTAGCTCTGTGGCTCTCGTTTCGATCGCCGCAGCAATAGCGGCTGCCCTGTCATTGATTTCCTCGTCCGTTCCGGTCCCGAGGAAATCAATAAGCTCTGTAGGCAGGTCATTCGTAGCGGCGGCCATAATCCGCGCGTGGTCGGCTCGCGCCTCGTCCCGCTCGCGCTTGGCCTCGTCCCGTTCGGCCTGGGCTTTCTCCAGGTCGGTCATTCCTTGCTTCTTCAGTTCCGCAAGTTCCCTTGCGGCCCTGGAATTCTCCCGCGCCCGGCTCTCATTCTTCCGGGCCATTTCCTTCCAGTGAGCTAGCTCAGCGGCGGTATCCGCGCCACCCTCATCCGTTCCGGTTAGGGTGTCTGAGCCTTCTGGGTCCGTTCCGGTCCCCTGGCTTCCATCATCGAGCTGTGCCGTTCCGGCTCCAGTCGATTCTGGGGCTGCCTCACTCATCCGAATTCTCCTTGTACATCTACGCGCGATTATAGACCTTATCCGGGCCGTTAGGAAGCCCTACCCTTTGTGCTTCGCTTTAGCGGCTGCCTCCTCTACACCTGGAGCGTGCCCCGGCCGGGCTCCGGTCGCGCGCTGGTGAAGGTTGGAGCAGAGTCCCTTGACAATTCCGGGACTCACGTATTTGCCAAGCTCCACGACGCACCGGTCAAAGTCTCCGGGTACGCCCCAGCGGATCTTTGCGGCTCCGGCTCCGTGGGCCCAGTACTCCATGAGCCTATTGGTGTTCTTGACATCCTTGGGAGTCGCTTCCCGTCCAGCCGCCATTATACTGCCTCCACTAGGAGCGGGCCGCAGTTAGCGGTCCGGCGTTTATTGAGGACATCCACACAGTCGACTCGCCACCAGAATGCCCCGGTAACTCCGGTATCGCCCGCTGGGATATCGAACTGAGCCAATGTCTGGCCCGCGTTGTCAGGGTCCGTCACGATATCAGATTCATAGACCTGAACGGACGGGTCCGTGTCCGGTGTAGCCCGGCTGGGCTTTGTATAGAATTCTGAGACCATCCCGGTCCCATCACTGATATCCGGGAACTGGGCGGTTACGACTACGTCATTCCCACGCGGGAATACGAGGCCGGTCTGATCCATTAGGTCACCTCCGCGTGGAGACTATCTGTCGTTACTCCTCCGGCCGTCCGGTCTGTGCCGACTCCGGCCGGAGCCGTCCTAACCTTGATACTGGCGGAAATACGGGACACGCCTACCGTGACCCGAGGACCGCTGACCACGAATACAACTGCGGTTATCTTGTCCGGTAGGGCTCCGGCGACGAACGCCGTAACGGACCCGTCCGCCTGAGACACGGCGACGGCGAGCCCGGAGAGGATGCTCAGGACGGCCACATGGCCATCGGCACTGGAGGCCGAGAGGCCGGAGCCCGCAAGGACGAACACGGTGGAAACGGCACCTGACGCCGCTGAACGGGCCGTAGCGGCTCCGGAGAGGCTTCCGGCGAGTACGACCCTACCGGAGCCGGCAGAGGCCGTTAGGGAGCTTCCAGCGAGGACTCCAGTCAGCCCCATCGTCCCGGCCGCGAGCGAGGCCGCGACG